ATCTGATTCATCAGTAGTTGTGGCAGATATATCATATGTAGTGGTTGTGCCATCAGGTCTGATAAGCATCAAGTATTCTGTTTGGTTTTGACGTGGTACAGAACGGTCAAGCGTAACAATGTTTCCATTAGCTTCTACAAAGCGACCAGAGTAACCCCATTGCGTCATATCGTGTGACACTAATACTACGTCACCCCTTTGACAAACAAAGCCCTCAAAGTCAGATTGCCAGCTTACTCTGCGTCTGCGATAGTATTGTTGTGCGGCTAAATAATTAGCAAACTTACCCGCCATATTTGCGTCCGTACAGCCAAACAAATCAATAGCACTAGTACGCAAAGGAGTAACAACATCTGGTGCTAAAGTTCTAACTTCTTCTTGGGCATAATCATTTTCTGGGTCTGCATAACGAACTACAATTTCTTCTGCTAAATTTTCGCTAATATATGAGACTTGAAACGAATCACGCAAGATATTTGACATACCAAATGTCATAACTGGCGATGGGCTACGAGCATCATAAACAACACCAAGTTTGCCACTTGCCCAAGTAGGTGAGCCGAAGCCAACCATTGAAATAGCGTTTAGCATATCTGCAGACGTTTTTGTGCTATCTAAAACCCCATTAAAAGATAAGCCTTCTGCGCTACAAAATGATGCCCACACAGTTAACCCTGCAAGGTCAAGTTGCGCGTCCGTTAACCCAACTCCATACATTAATTTACCGTCAGCGTTATAAACACCTTTTGCAAAGTGCATAAATAAATGTGCTGGATTATCGGTGAAGCCAGTTACCCAAGCAGAACCATTCCAATATGTAGATTGCGAAGCAACTAAAGCAGAAAGTTGCTGTACTGCACCATTTAATTGCTCTGTCGCACGGATAATTAATCCAATACGATTTTGACCAACGTAGTTTGATGAATCTTGCTGATAAGAGCGAATGGTTGACCAGCTAGTGTTTGATACTGATTTTGTGTCCGTGCTGTCTGCAGATATGCGCCTTACACGAACATCATATGTCCCTAAAGTCAAGTTAGGTATGTAGACAGTTCCACGGTTAGGCTTTTGGCTTGAACCTGTGGTTGTTAAATAAGTGCCATTGTAAGTAAAGTTGTCACCATAAATATCAAGTGATGTAGGAGTTAACCATATCGCGCTACTTGATAATTTATATTGAATTTCTATTTGCGCTGAATTGGCATTTAAAGCACCTTTATCTGTTGCGTAAAAAAGTATAGATTCAAAATCTAAACCAATTTGATAAGTGTCGCTTGATGTGGTGCGCTGAATGTAGCCAGCAGAATTGGTAAGTGTAGCCCCAGCCGCTGTGTCAACGTTAGATGGAAAGTTAGCTAATTGCCCATTAGAATCGGGCGTTACAAATTCATAATCTGTATACGAAGTAATGTCTGTTGTACCAATCTTGTATTCACTAGCAGACAAATTACCAAGACCAAGTGAAAATATTTGATAAAGGTACTGGTCATTTCCACGATATTCTGTATATGGTCTAGCGGCATAATCCAAAAACATTCTATACGTGCCCAGAACAACGGGCATTGGCTCATATGGTCTTGCTCTATTTTGCCCACCTGATAACGAATAGGTAGGTGAAACTGATTCACCAGAACTGTTGACGTTACTTTGTTCTGGTCTAAATATTGAGCCTACTAAATAAGAGCCAGCGACCATAACAACTGCGCCAAGAACCTGTCCAACCGTGACTGTACCAATTAGTTCAGCGGTCAAGAATGCGCCAGTACCTCCACTCAACGCAGTAGCCGTAATAACAACAGCAATCATTAAAGCGATTTGCATAGCGTTTGAATCACCGCCACCACCTTGCACCGTTCCTTGCACACTTAACAATTGACCTTGAGTTGGGCATACAATATCCCATTCTTCAACGGTTAATAATTTTCCGTCTAATTGAATAACAATTGGCTGGTGTGGGTCTACGCAAGTAGATAAAAGAATATTTCTAACTGTGGCTGTGCCATCAGTTACCGCCACTAAACCCTGTCTACCGTCTATTGGTGTAATAGGGTGTGGCTGATAAGCAATGCTCAGGGATTTTGCGAGTTCTGTTTGTTCCACTTGTAATATCCCTCAACGCTTAAGAAATACCTTTGCAGGTCACGGATTTTATGTCTGACAACCATTTTAGCATTTTCCATAGAATGTAAGACACTTGGTTCTTTGTCAACTGTGCAATAAACGCCTATGTGAGATGGTCTTGCTCGACAATTCATTAATACAATATCACCTTCAACTGGGTTGTCGGTTTTTTCTGTAGCTTGCATTGACAATTCACGCAATTGGTGAACACGTTTTAGCCTTGTATTTTCTCTATAGGTTTTGCAAAACTCAGGCAATGTGCCTTTAAATTCTTGTTCAATAACATCTATGGTTAATGCCGCGCAATCCGCCTCACCTAAAACGTATGGTTTGCCAATGTACTTATCTGACCAGTGCATTTTTAAAATAAACCAGCAGAGTTTTCTGGTCTGTAATTAATTGAAATAGACGGTTTGGCAAACAGGTTTTCAAAACCCAATTCTGCTGAAACTTGCATATTTGTTGCCGTTACATTAAACAACGTCATTGTTATTGACCACTCAACATCATTAGGTCTTGAGCGCATAACCTGCCTAAACGTAGCTGTTGCACCTATGCCGCCATCACTATTTTCTATCCAATACATTAAATCTTTGCCAACGTTAGCAATAGCTATACTTGCTTTAGGCAATTTGTTTTCATAATCATCTGGCAAAACAACAGAAAATGGAAACGCAATATATGTTTGTCCATTGCTAGTAATGTTGTCAGTATCATTTACAACACGTATAGGCTGGTCTAAATCTGGGTGGTCAATTTGCAACAATACTAATGGCGTTTCTTCAGCAGAAATTTTTGCAAGTGTTGATTTGTATTCAGTTGAATAATTGCGAGCCATAATTATACCCAACTCTCAAGTTGGCAACTTACTTGCCATAGGTTCAAACTTGCGCTCATAGGTTGTGCTGAATATGCCCCGCCTAAAAATCTTGCTTCCACGGTTGCGCCAGAAACAGGGTCAACCATATTAAAAAATAAAGCACCCTGTTCTAAATCATTAGCAAACCACGTTTCAAATAATATAAAGTTAGCTTTAGTTTCAATAAATAAACTAGCTGTTCTAGTTTTCATTGTGCGGCTTTTAAACCTAGCTTGACGCGGTATTCCTGATTCAAAATCAGAACGCAAAATACCGCTTTCTTTTTGTTCAGAATAACCATCAAAAAGAATTTTGACATAACTTGGTAGCGTAGCCATTAGATAGCCCTCCGTAAACCAAACGTATTAGCCATTTGTTGCGCTAAAGAACCGTTATTGCTTATGTCTGCTGAAATTGCTTTGCGAATAAGAACTTCAATATTTAAACCACCGCTATTGTTCTGTTTGGCTTGTGCGGTGGCTTTGTATCCATCTCCACCTGCCTCATTTTTAATATTAATATTTACGTTGCCACCAATTGCACTAGATGCAGAGCCAACATACCCACCATTTGCATAACCTTTATTTAATCTGTCTAAAAAACCAACACCAGCTTTTTTTGTAGCATTGGCATTTAAAACATATTCGCCCCTATGGACAATACCTGCTGGTTCTAATTTGCCACCAACGCCTGTATAACCGCCATTTGCAAAGTGCATATCGTTACTAGCGACAGCCATAGGTGCAGATGAAGCACCAAAAGAACCCGAAAATACACCAGCAATAGCTGTTCCTAAACTTCCAATAATACCGCCCATTTGATTATTGTTACCGTAATTTCCAAATAACAAAGATGCAAGTTGCGAAGCCATCAAATCAGCAGTCATGCGTTTAATCATGTCAGCAAAAGCATCGCCAATATTATTAAACTTTCCACTTAATGCATCATATAAAGAATTACCTAAAATGCTTTCTATGTTTCGTGCGGCTTGTATTGAAAATTGATTTAACTCTGAATTTAATTCAGCAACATCTTCAATAACAACATCTTTATAAGTGCTAATTTCTTTTTTAAAACTTTCTAAATTGGCTTTTTTGTCAGATTCTGTTTTGCTTATTTGTGACATTGCCATACCAGAACCGCCACCACGGGGTGAAAAAGGTGTCGGTGCAACTGTATTAGCGCCACTATCAAAACTTGCTCTAGCCGCATTTAAAAAAGGCATACTTGCCGCGTCTGAAAATAATTTATTTACTTCGTCATGAGCATCTAATGCCGTCATAGAAAGTCTAAATATTTTACTGTTTAACGCATCTATATCTTTTTGCAAATAATCTGGAGTATCACCAATTAAAGGTGTTTTAAGTGTTAGGGCAAACCTATCCATTTTTGCACCAACAACATCAAACTTTTTGCCAAGACCATCAAAAAATTTATCAACTAAAGCTACACTTTTTAAAACAAAAATGACAGCATCAGCCAAACCTGCAAAAGTTAAAGTAAGTCCTTTTACCCATTCAGGCAATTTGTTTTTTCCTAAGTCGTTTGCGGCTTTGGAAGTTTCATCAGTTTCAACAGATGCGTTAAACATTTGACCCGCAAAGTCTGCTAAAACAGGCAATAAACTTGTTGATATTTGATTAAATAAACCTTGAGCAACAGATGTCAACCTAAACATATTGTCGTTAAATAATTCAGCCGCTTGTGAAGCCTCTGTGCTTAAAGTAATACCTAAACGACTAGCCTCAGCTTGCATTGCTGACAAACCGTCACGACCTTGGTTGAGGAACGGTATCATTTGCATACCAGACCTGCCAAACAATTGAATAGCTAATGCAGTTTTTTGCGCCCCGTTATCCATAGCCGCAAATTTATCTGCAATTTGCAATAACGCTTCATCAGCGGATTTCATTGTGTTAGCGTTCATGCCTAATGCTTCAAACGCTCGTTTGGCTTCCCCTGTACCAGCAACAGCGTCTGCCATGCCTTTAGTCAACCTACCAAGATTCATAGCAAGTTGTTCAGCACTTAAGCCTGATAAATCTGCGGCATAACCAAGGGAAGATAATGCTTCAACTGACACGCCAGCAGATTGAGCCATTTTGCTCATTGCATCCATGCTATCAATTGATTTTTTTATCATCGCGCCAAACGCAACAGCAGACGCAACGCCAATTGCTGTAACAGCAAGCGTAGTTTGCTTTACTGTTTTTTCAAATTCATTTAAACGTTTTTGTGCGCGTTTTGTATCGGTTTCAAACGCTCCTGTTTTCATTAACAGGTCAATAACAATCGAACCAGCCGCCATTTTATTTACCTTTCACAGGTGGTGCTTTCGCCCCAAATGCCTTGAATGTGTTTATGTCTGCCTGACTCCATTCTTTTGAAACGGGTCGCGGCTGTAACCATTCTAACAAATCGCTGACATCTCCACCGCTAAATGACCTTGCAATTAATGCCGCTGGTCGGTGGAAACGGTGCAAATCATCAAATGGTGACATTTTGTAAAACTCCACCCATGAGCGAAACTCTACCTCTGTCATTACTTCTTGCCATTCTGATACCGTTTTACCACCCAAAGCTAAAGCTATGATGTGCCAAAAGTGTTCTTCACTTCCAGCTATCAGCCTTTTTTTTGACCGTTTACCTCTAACATCGCTTCAAAAATTGCCGTCATTGCAGTTGCTTTTAATTGCAAAGCCTTTTCAAAAGTAATTGCTGGCTTGCCGTCTGGTTCGCACAAACTAACAGAAATTAACTTTGCAATTGATGACGCTTTAATTTCATCGTTATCAGATTGTTCTGCAATAGCAAAACGCCTAAACTCTACGGCTGGTAACTCTTTAAAAAATAAAGAATGCTCTGAGCCATCAGGCAATTTAACTTTTTTTTCTTGAACGTCAGTCGAGACAAAAAGACTTTTATCAAGCATAAGTCCACTCTACTGCGCCTGAGCGTTGCAATGTCAACGTGCCACGTACAATTTCATTTGTAGAAACATCAATATTGACATCAGAAACATACGCTTGAAATTCAACGCAAGTACGTGAAGCTGGAACAACAAAAGCACCAGCCACTACAGTTGGGTCTGTTGTTGCATCAGAAAACCCAATCAACCAAGCCGTAATTGTGCCAGCGTCTTTAAGGTCAAATAAAACCTGATGTGAAGCCGCACTTGGAATAAAGTTAAATGGAACTGATACGGTTGACGGATTGCCAAGACCGCGCCTGTACTGCTTGTCATCAGTCGTGTCTAAACAAGTAACTTCAATCTGGTCTGCCGCACCACCAAGACCTGTAATTCCTGTTGGGCACTCTAATTTTACAAGTGCCGCAACCGTGGAAGAAACAGTATCAATAAAGAATAGTTCTGTGCCTTGTGTTTGTAAAACGCCTGTTGTCATAATTAACTCCTAGACCTAATAATATCAGCGTCAATGCTGATGCGATATAATCGAGTTTCGTTATCTCGACCATTTAATGTGATTCTATTTGCAATTCTAGCATTATCTAGCGCATTTCTAATAGCATACGCTAAATCTTCAACACCGCTGTCAGTTTGGCTTAAACAATCAATTTGCACTGTATCCATATCAGATAAAGGCGCACCAGACAATTGCAAATCTGGCATACCCGTAATTATTGACCAAACTATATATGGCTTTAAAACCCCTTGTGGAGCGTCAGCGTGTCTATATATGCGAGCGCCAACAATTGCAAAAACGCTTGGGTCAGTCTTTAAAATTGTAAATATTGGAGGCATCATCGTTTGTTCGCCAATGCTAATTTTGTTACAACTTTATCTAAACGCTTTACTAAATCTGATTGTACAACGCTTAAGGCTTGTTCACGTTTAGAAATAAATGCAGGTCTTAACCAAGGTTCAGCCTGTTGGTTAACCGTGCCATATTCAAGCATAAATGCTATATCATTAAATTTAATAGGTTTATTTTTGTAAGTAGAAGAAAATTTAGGGTGCTGTTTATAGGCAACAGTCATCATTAAACGCTCTCCTTTTTCACCTTTTGGCATATTTTTCCGCTTATAAATTACATTTTTTGCGGTCAAACCAGAACCATAAGATACGCCAGTTTTTCCAGCGGATGCGGTAGAACGAACTAAATTTTTTCTAGCTTCTTTTTGAATAACGCGCATACCTGCGGCAAGCGATTGGCGAACTACTCCACCGCGTTTGCTAACAACTTCTGGTGGCAATGATTTAAGCGTTTTTAAGACGCCATCAAGACCAGTAAGGTTCATTTGCATATCCATTTTTATTGACCGTCATTCATGCCTGTTACACACTTTAACCTGTATTCGCGCCTTGCTGTAACGTCTGTTTCTATTGACTGTATATTAAATTCTTTACCTTCCCAAACAATTCGCATTTTTTGCGTTAAACCTTCAAACCAACGCATATTTATTCTAGCCGCAGATTCATTTTGTCTTGAGTCTGACAAAAATGTTTCACGCCCTTGACCAGTCAATACTTCTGCTGGAACTGAATTTAATTCAATAGTATTGATAACTACATTTTGCCAAACAACCGTAACTGCGCCAGTAGTAGCATTTTGGGTTTCTACTTGTTCTTGAACAGCCACTCTATGTCTAAGGCGGTTTGATAACATTTTAAATACCTAATTCAAGTCTGTATGGCATTAACTTTATTTCTGCTACTTTTCTAAATTGCTCAATTTCATCTGGGCTTGCTTGATAATTAGATTGCAATAACAATAACACGCCCATTTTTACTAATGCTGGCACTTCATCTGTAGTTAAAATATCGTTATCCCATTCCACTAAATCAGTGCGGTTTAAAAACATTTTTGCTTCATCTTCTGCGGCATCAATCAATAATTGTATTTTTACGTCATCTGCGTTATGAATAACATCTAAAAACGCTTTTCCTTCGCTTAGTGTAATTACGCTCATTATCTTTCTTCCCATCTAGCCCTAAATATGCCCGTTGCCGTTGCACCATCGGTGTTGATTAAACGTATATAAAAAGTTCCTGCCGCAAAACCTTGTGGTGAATCCTCAGAAGCCCCTGCTGGCGTTGCCTTGTTAGGGTTAGTGTCTGTTAACGTTTGAATCAAATCAACTATCGTCCCGCCCGTATGCGTACCGCCTCGGTTCATTGTAACTTGAGGCACGTAATTTGAAGCGGTAGACATTGTGTTAGTTTTAAAAATAGGTAAAGGCGTTGCAAATGTACCGCC